TCGCTAGGAACTTGTGTAACTTCCATAGCAATCTCGGCCGTTTTACAATAATTGTTGGCCAGTGAATTATCAGATATAATGGACGAGTCGTCGGTTGTACATTCTTCACAATCTGGATATATGGTTAATGGAAGTTGTTGGGTGAACCTATCCTGAATTCTATACCCCAGATCTTTTAATTGTTCGGAAAATTTTTCGAATGGTCTCCATTTAAATGGCCAACCAAAATAGATACTATAAAAGAAATCTGAAACATCATAGAAGAAGCCACCCAATAATTCGGCGGTTTTAACAAGAATTACCGCAAATACCAATTGAATAAATAATATTACTTGTGATAATAATAACGAGAATTTTGTTCTATTTTTATACCCAAAATTAGTTGGAATATAATTCGTTGAAGAAGCACAGTCCTCGTCAGCTGCGGGTCTAATTTGTTTAATACCCAAGAAAGCGTCCCGTCTTGCCGTTTCATAATGTGTTCCTTGAAATGATGAAACGGTATAAACCTTACCATAAATGAATTTATAAAAATAATCCTGTGGGATACCTTCATAATCTGTCCCTAACATTAACTCCGTTTTCTTCGTTTTCGCGCCAGCGCCATAATTATTTGGATTGAGAGTTGACCCTTCTGGCGTTGGTGGAGTAATATAATCTTCAAAAACATCAGAAAACATATAGGACGCCATCATACCTTCACGATATTCATATTTGTCATTTATGCCCTCATTACTTGGATTGAACTCCCTGATATTTGGAACAAGATATTTGGCAACAGAAATTTTTGATGAACCATAATCTAAACCAAATCTAAATCTTGCGATGGTTGTTGTGGGAATACCTTTATTTGGGTCGTTTGTGATTTGTTCTTCACCGAATACGTCTGTGTAGACATATTCCAAATTCATTGGAAGTGCCGCCATGGCCACCCCGTTATCATCAATTACTTCAGTAACATTCAAAAACTCTAATTCGGGGTATGTGGTTGCTCCATCAGATCCATAAACTGTTTTTCCTGTCTGTCGGACACATTCAATTTGTCCACCCGATGTTTGTAAATTACATTTAAATCCCGCATTTTTTCTTATCTTACCATTTCTTTTGACCGAATCACTATCATCATCGGTAACGGTCGAAATTAAAATTAATGATATTGGTTCAATCTTAATTCCTATATCCGATAAATCAAAATCAGTTCTACTTATTCCGATTTCGCAGAGAGATTCGTTACCCCATAAAGGATAAACTTCAATACTTCTATCAAATGTAACAATTTGTGGTAATCCATCAATATCAGTACTTGACTTGAAATTGTAAAATCTTTCGAAATCAGATTCACCGTATCCCTTTTTAAGAAAATCATATGGTCTAAGTGAAAAACATCCGATGTCAGATAAATCAATGTCAACATGAATTGTCTGTACACCAATTGGGACACCCCAAATCATAAAGTCACCCGATGAGTTGGTTTTTACTGTATATTTATAATAACTTTCAAAAACCTCAAGAACTTCTTCTCTAGTTAAGATATCCTGTTGATCTGGAAACGTTCCTGTTGGAACTTGCCCAGAATGTTGTTGCCTTGATGGTAGTAAGTTATAACGATAACCATTTTCATCGACATCATTTATCTCTTGATAGGGATATAATTTTGAAATGACAGGATCGTCTGCATCTAACTCATGTTGAGGAATAAATATAGAAATTCTTGCATTTGGGATCCCATATCCACTATTTGCTGATACACGGCCCACAACTACTCCATACTCCGAGCAATTACCCGAAGCAAAAACATCTTTTTGTGAAAATTTCAATGAAAGAATTTCCATGATGTCGAAATTCTGATTAATCTCGACATTAACTCGTTGATCTCTTCCAATGTTTGTGTTTATTCTGTGTTTTTGTATCATATTATATAAATAGAAACATCCCAGTTTTCTATAAGATACATAAAAAACAAATTAATATGTAGTGGAAGAGAGATTTTTCGTTCTAACTTTTATATCTGCGTTAGGAAATCGTATTTGAAAAATCTGATTGGACTTCATATAAATGGTACTTTCCGATTGTTGTATTTCTTTAGTAACGGAGTCAGAATATGGTTGTGCAACCTCTGATGATGAATAATTTCCACCTATTTTATTGAAAACCCGGATTTCTACCACGTTAACCACACCACCAACATTACCTACCTCCTTCAACAAATTACCAACCAATAATGGATCACCCATTTTTCTTTTTGTAATATCAAAAAAGTCTATAATTTGAGATATTACATTTTCAACTATATCTGTTGAATTTTCATTCTTATTAACAACTAAATCGACCTCTAATGCCATATCAATTACTTCACCACTTCGAATATCTAAATAATCATTTAACATTCTGTAATTCGCTAGATAATTAATAACATTAGTTTTTAATGTATTTGAAACAGTCTCAATTAAATTCCCTTGTTCGTCATATGACAATAATTTTATTCGAACCTTATTGTCTTCCTCCATTACACTCACTTTCGCTGGGGCTCCGTATGTTGATGGCATATTTTCTATCAATGATTTATAATCATTCAATGTTACCGCTCTATTTTGTGCAGCAAAATTGTATGCAATCATATTTCTCATCTCTTCGATGGTTGGTATATCAGCGCCGCCAATCGCTGGTGTGACATTTGTTACTCTCATCGATTGGGATGTTTGGTTGTTTATAGACGAATTGGGGCCGTTTACTGTGAAATCATAGGATTCCATGGTTGTGATGACGTTAACCCCTATATTGGTGTCTTTACCCCCTCCAATACGATATTTCACGAACAATGTGGTGTTTGGTTTTGGGATTTCACCTAAAGAGGTGTTATTTAAGAAAGTTGCTAGGTTAACTTGCATAGACCCACTCATATAATCATCTAAATTATCCATTGGATCTACATTTCCAGACCCGAAAGTTAACGAATAATACCCTTCTGGTGTGTATTCACTATAAAACTTCTTAGTCACTTGAGTATAATTTCCAGCCCTATAATTCTCACTATCGGATGCTGATGTAGGATCTTCAATAAAAACCGAATCTTCAATCAATGATTTGACTTCATACCATTTATTTGTTGATGATATAAATTCGTCGTCAGTTGGATTGGCATTATACCCCGTTCCATTCTTATGAATTACTGATGTAACACCTAAGACATTTCTTTCTGGAAGATATAGTTTTAAAAATGGTTTCTGATCGGCAGTCGTGATGACTTTTCGATATATACGAGAAATCCCATTGACAACTGGTGCTCTTTTGGTAATCGTGTATGAAATAAGTTTATTGTTACTGTTAAAATTTGGAACTTTCGTCCTATTTGATGTGCCACTACTATCAAATGGGCTGGAGAAATCAATATCCTCAAGGGTTTCAAAAACTTGACCCCCACCCGATACTTGAGCACCTGCCTTTAATATCCCTTCATACCTTTCGTCTTCTTTATCTTTGTAAACAGGTACATTGATGCTAAAATCACATAATCCAACTGATGGTCTTGCTCCTGGTAATTTAATCCCATATGTTTTTGCAATGTGGAAGAGGGAATTTCTTTCCTGTGCAAAATCTAACATTGTTTCTTGCCATACCCTATCAATATGGAAGTGTAAGTTATCTGACACCGCAGCGTTTAAATCCAATAACACGGAATAAATCGACGCATCATTGAAGTTAGAAACTAAATCGGGATAGTATTCTTTTGTCAACTTAACCAATTCATCCCTTAAACCGGCAAAATCCCTTACTCCGTATGATATCTGTTTTGGCATATTAAATGTTTAATATTATAAAATCTGATGATGAAAACGCACCATTATTAACTGTATAGTCTATTCGTACTTTGGCAGTATATGGTTTTGACGATCCATCGGAAACCCTAAATAATCTTGTATCCACTTCTTCTTGAGGTGACATTGGTTCATCTGGATCATCTTCTGCACTAACCACAGTTATTGAGTTAATATCCAAGTTTGGAATATATTTTCTCACGCCTTCACGAATCTCATCTTCTATTTGGTTATACGATACAGAATCATTTTGCTCAAAAATAAATTCATATAATCGAGTACCAAAATCGGGTAAAAAGTAACGACTACCTTTGCGAGTTAGTAACAAATGAATTAAATTTGCCCTAACTTCCCTCTCAGGTGTTGTT